ATGCCAGTCATATTAAATTTTTCTAATGGAAGTGTATTGCCGGAAAATGAGCTGGAGGCTTTACGCCATATTGCAAGAAGCAATCAGAATGACACTATTACTATAGGAGGCCGTAATATGAGGCTTCATTATATCCCGTTTATGGATGGTTTTAGTGTGGAGCCTATCTCTGGTGGACTTCGGGACCGTCTTGGAGCAAGAGGGACTCACCATCTCGCAGACAGCCTGGCAAGACAACTTAACGGAGGTAACACTTTTCTGCAGGCATACAGCTTATATATGGAGCAGAAGCAAGCAGCCCCGTTTGTGCAGGAAAGCGTCATAAAAACACTACTGGATCGAATAAATTCGAATGCATTTCCCGTTAGTTTACAAGACTTTTCCTGTACTGAAGAGCATCTTAAGTGTCCGATAACGCTACATATTCCTGAAACAGGTGTTTTTGTCAGAAATGCTCGAAGTTCAGAAGTATGTGCATTATATGCTCAGGAAGCATTGACGGAACTTATCCGGCGTAACGCCCCACATCCATTCAGTCGTGAACCCTTTTCTCCAGAAATGATTATCAGAAAAGAGAAATGTCATTTTAATATAGCAAAACAATGTTTTTGCGCATTACCCATATAACCCCTTCAGCAAAACAGTATCTAAAAATAAAAACACAATATAAGAAGCATATTTTCAATAAGTTAATCACCATATAACAAACATATAGAGGAGACTGTTTATGCCCAAAATATCATCAGTTGTATCATCATGTTACCATTTGTTCAGAGAACATCAACAACTTTCAAATGAAACAACAATGACGAACTCCGTCTCCAGAAGAATTGTTCATAAAGAATATGGTATATCTTTAAAATCCGTTCCCGTATGGTTGGCTACAGCTAAAACTCCCCTTGCTCTGCTCAATGGCAGACATACAAGAAGTCACTCATTTATCATTGCAGGGACCCCAGGAATGGGAAGCAGGAGCGGAACCCAATACTATGCCATAAACAGTGATGATAAACGCTCCCGCATAGACATTGACTCTTTATTTTTAAAAAAATCAAATAACGCGCAAAATCAAAATAAATTTTCAATCGATGTGAAAGAAACAGTTACAGAACTACAAGGACAAAAATTTACATCTATTGAGGATTTCCATAAAAAGTATAGTGAAACCAGACTAAAGACCAATAGCAATATTCAACAAAAACAAATTACAGATGAAGTAAAATCACTTACACATTTGATTCCTTCAGAAAAAAAGAGATGTGGATATATAAAAACAATGGAAAAGATAATGCAAAACCAAACTTAGGAGAGCGAGACGTAAGAATGTTCGAAAATATTAGTTCTGATGATACAGATAAGATAACAGGAAAGAAATTTTCAGAGTTAGGTGAGTATCTTTATTCAGGAAATGTAATAAAACTCGGTCAGTTATCAATTCGTTACTTACCCAATATCAACTCAATCTCATTAATAGAGACAAAACAGAGTTTGTTGCTACATCGATTATATTCAGATGAAGTACTTCAGAGAAATGGAACACTTATCCCGACACCACTACATGAAGAAAAATCAATTCCCGCTGACAATATAAAAACAATGCTCAACAACATACCAACTTACAAAATGTTACCGCCATTCACAGAAACACAAGGCAATTGTTCTTCTGGAGCAGCCACGTTTTTACGCAAATCAGGTGCCGAAGAAAAAGATATTATTGCATGTAGCCCCCGAAATTATGGGCTGCATCATAACATAAAAACATGGGACCCCTTGGTTAGAAATTAAGGTTACAAACATTATCTATTTTATATAAAGCAAGAAAAATATTGTCTGAATAATTGTTCAGGCAATATCTCCTTATATGGAACTATTATAATAAATTATTAATATAAAACACACCAACAAGAAAATTAAGTATCACTCGCAACAAAGGCTTCTATTTTTGAATCAAAATGACACTCATCTTTTCCTATAATCATGGATGTTGTTATGCTCTCTCTACTCAGAGGATGATGCGCTTTTATGTCAATAAGATGAATCAATGCTGCTTTATCATACAACGAGCAAACATTTGAACTATTTGAATTTTTCATAAACACACCTGTCTCTGGTTCGCATAATGTAACAGGACATGTTCGTGACCTTTCCGGGGCATTCAACTCTGCACTCTCCACATTAAATGCACATAACTCAATCCTATCCAGCAAACTCCTTGACCAACTTTTAGAAAATAAAGAGATGTTATTCTGTATTTCAATTCCACGAAGTATTTCAACTTCACGGCTTGATAACCCACCTCGATTTAACTCGCACTCAAGATACTCTATATGATTGAAAGCAATCTGAAGAGAATTTTCATCCAAACCACTCTGGTTAATACTCCCAATAAAAAAACCCTCTATAGACATAGGGCGTATTGACACCATCAGATCTCCCAGCCGAATTTGAGCTTCTCCAGAAGCACTCTGATTACGTATCTCTGACAAAGTTTCTTGAGGAATGCTGCGTAATACATTAAATTGTGGTAAAATATAAGGTGTTAAATCTACAGGCATAAAAACATTATCTCCGTTTAAACTTAAGGTGCATTCCATAATGCAATCAAGACATAAAAGTCAAATTACAGCAAAGGCATTTCTTTCTGAGTCAAAGTAACATTCATCTTTTCTCATAATCATTGATTCTGTTATCGATTCCCGACTGAGAGGGTGAACGCTCCCTTCACGAACCAGACGAGAAAAAGCAAACGAATCAAATAAAGTACAAATAGATGAATGCTTAGAATTCTTAACAAAAACACCGTTTACTGGTTTATCCAGTGTAATTGGACACTGAAGCATCTCAGCAGAACACTGAAACGACTCACAATCAACAATAAAGGAACATTCTGATATTCTTGCCTGCAATAATGGCAAGGAAGAGTTTTCTTGTTGTTGTGTTTCTCCGATTTCGGAAAGCACGCTTAACATTCTGCTTCTGAGTGCATCTACGCCATTATTAAGACCAAGATTCAATAATTCCGCATAAATCCTTCCCCTCCCGTCCCCCTCGGCCAAAAAACGGCCAGGTTCTGATTCATAGGAAACTCGAACTATGTGTTCGCCTATACGGATTTCTCCAATCTGCCCAGCCATTACCTGGTGGCGTAGTTCTGTTAACTCATTAGAGAATGAAGCCGATGATATATATGACACTAATCCAGGCATTACTATATTCCCTAGTATGGTTAAATATTTCCTCAATTCTTCTATAACAAACATCCTCCAGACATTGCAACACAAAAACCGGAGCCGGACTCCGGTTTTGTGAAGCTGTCGGGTTACTTCATCCCGCCAATATTTTCCCACGTCCCGTCAGCACGCAGAATTTGCAGCGGTCTTACCACGCACTGTATCTGCTTTTTATCCGCATCCAGTATCACCACCTGCGTGATTACCCTGGCCTGCTCCGGGATAATACCATTCTCATCTGACTCCAGGATGTCTGCCGGCCCCAGTCGCAGTTGTGCTGTAAGCGACTGCCCGTGTTCACGGCCATCATGCTTTCCGCATCCGCACAGACGCTGCATAAGTTTTTTTAGTATGTTCATGTCATTCTCCTGTTCTGCCTGTATCACTGCCCACTTCATCCAGCCCCTTAACATCCTGCCACGGCCCGTCACCAAATCTGACCTGCAAATGCTGAAACATCCCCTGAACCTGTGTGGCATCTTTGGGGTCAAGAAAGGTCAGTCCGGTGATGAGCGCACCATCTGTATCCGGGAACCAGCCATAGCTGTTTGTCTCAATAATGCTCATCGGCCCCAGACGAAAACGGATTTGTGTCTCGCCCGGGTCTCCCTTCGGCCCCTGAGGTCCGGTAGCCCCCACCGGACCTGCCGCTCCTGTTTCTCCTTTCGGTCCCTGTGGGCCTGCCGGGCCTGCTGCACCGGTATCTCCCTTTGGCCCCTGTGGACCTGTACTTCCCGTCAGACCGGTCTCTCCCCGTTCACCCCTGTCGCCTTTCGGCCCCTGCGGGCCTGCCGGACCTGTATCTCCTCTCGGTCCCCGTTCGCCGGTTGCCCCGACAGGGCCGGTGTCACCACGCTCTCCCTTATCACCCTTCGGCCCCTGAGGGCCAGCAGGCCCCTGTTCCCCCTTTGGCCCGGGAGGTCCCACCACGGTGGGGATTCGGTTTACGGCCTCTTCCGCCGCTATCCTGCTTTGTTCCGCTGACTGTGCGCTTTCTGCTGACTCCCGGGCTTTTTCTGCTGCGGTCGTTGCATCCCTGGATGCATTACCGGCTGCACTTTCTGCCGTCTTTCTTGACAATTCAGCTTCTGCTGCACTTTGTGATGACTCACTGGCTTTTTGAGCGGCCGCAGAAGCCGAGGACGAGGACGCATCCTCTGACTGCTTTGCTGAGGCTGCACTTTCCGTCGCCTGCCGGGCTGACTCCGATGCATCCCCTGCAGAAGTCTCAGCATTTACTGCACTCTTTTCCGCCTGGCCGGCTGATATACCCGCATTCCTCGCTGACGTCTCTGCCTCTCCGGCATTCTTCTTCGCCTCCTCAGCGTGACGCGCTGCCTCCTCCACCATCTGTTCAAAACGGCGCAGTGCCTCCGGCCGGGCATCCTCCTCCGTCATGGCACCGAGAAAATCATTCAGCGTACCCGGCTGAGAATCTTCATACACGGTGATGGTCCCGGCATGTGACGGCGGGAATCCCTCCACCAACAGAATGACGCTGTACTGACCGTACTCAACGTCCATTGTGTAACGCCCGGCTTCATCCGGGTTTTCTGAGGCCACTGTGTTCACCACCACCGTGGTGCTGTTACGTCTGGCCTTTAGCTGAATGGTGCAGTTTTGTATCGGCTTACCTGCACCATCTTTCAGTACACCTGAAATCTGTACTGCCATACTCACTCCACAAATAAAAAAGGCGCCATTTCTGGCGCCCGTTATCGGGTTATAAATATTTCAACGGATACTGATGCCGGAAGCCGCTTTTTTGGTCACAATCACCGTACAGTCGGTGATATTGCCTGCCCCCTGATTCCCTTTCTGGAAAATCTTAAACTCCAGAGTGACGCTTCCCCTGCCACCCGGCATATCAATAACCGCACTGTAACTACCGGGAATGGCCCCTTTAGTTTCTCTGGATGCAATTAATACGCCGTTTTTGCGAACTTCAAAACCATAACCCGTGTATCGCGTGCCTCCGGGGTTATTTCCGCTCCCCGGATCGGTATACGCTATACCGTTAAAAATAATGGGCGGAATAATGATTTGACGGTCAAAGTTATGATCATCGCTGATGGTGACGGTAACCGTCCCGTCTGGCGTTTCCGTGTTACCCCACGTACCGACTTTTTTCGGGAAGGCTTTTGATACAGCTTTAACGAAATCCCCTCTGACCTGGGTCGCCTCCAGCATGCCCTTAATCGTACAGTTCTCACTTATCGTGACATTGTTGAGCGTTCCTGAGTTCGCATTCACGTTACCGCTGATATCAGCGTTTTTCGCCGTCAGCCGCCCGTCCGGTGTCAGGGAAAATGCCGGAGGATTGCCGCCGCTGGTGATGGTCGGGGCCGTCAGACGCTTCAGGAACACGTCGTTCATGAATATCTGATCGCCCTGACCAACAAACATTGGTCGTGTGTTGCCATTAGACGGATCAATAAACGCGATACGATTGGCGGCGACCAGAAACTGGCTCAGTTTGCCTTCCTCTGTATCCTCCATACTGAGGCCAATACCCGCGACATAATGTTTGCCGTCTTTGGTCTGCTCAATTTTGACGCCCCACATGGCATTCCACTTATCGTTGGCGTCCTGCCACTCTTTCGAAAACTCCTCCAGTCTGCTGGCGTTATCCTCCGTCAGCTCGACTTTTTCCAGCAGCTCCTTGCCGAGATGGGATTCGGTTATCTGGCCTTTAAAAAAATCCAGGTAACCTTCCGCATCATCGCTCGCCTGACCGACAGCCTCCACGAATGCCGATTTGCCAACGGTGTTCACGCTGCGGATATAAAAGTAATAATCATGGCCCGGTTTGATATTGATACTGGCGGCTATCCAGTACATCCCCGTGCCAAGATAGCGGGCTGTGGTTTCAACCTGCCTGATATCGGTAATCCGCTTTTCCGAAAACCAGAACTCAAACTGTACCGTCGGGTCATAAACGGCAAGATGCGGCGTGGCGGTTATCTGAAAATAGCCCGGCGTCAGCTCAATCTGTGACGGCGCTGCCGGTGCGGCAATCCGAAACGATACCGACGCAGGGTCGCCCTGCTGTCCCCACGCATTTACCGCCCGGACTGTCAGCCTGTAGCTCCCTGGCGCCAGTTGCCTGAAACGATATTCGGTTTCCGTCGTCCTGGCCGTGCTGACCAGCCGCTCACTGCCGTCGTCTGCTGCCACAGTCAGGCGAAGCATAAAGCTCACCCCCTTCACCACCTTCGGCGTGTCCCAGCGCGCCAGTACCTGATATTCCCCGCTGTCTGCCGAAACTTCGGCGGTCAGGTGCTGCACCGCTGGCGGCGTGACACCGTTCACCGTGCCGCTCTGGTCGCCGTCAAAGTGCGCCCCGTTATCCACGATAGCCTCTTTTTCAGGCACATGCTGCACGGCGGTGATGGCATACGTGCCGTCGTCGTTCTCACGGATACTCACGCAGCGGAACAGGCGCTGGTGCAGCGTCGGCAGCTTCAGCCCCCACACGCTGTATTCTGCAACGCCGCCAGGAACCCGGCTCACTTTCACCTGCACGCCGTCGGTGACGGACTGGACCTCCACGCTGACCGGATTGCCACTTCCGTCAACCAGGCTTATCAGCGTGGTACCGGAGGATGGCAGCGTGATTTCACGGTCGAGCGTCAGCGTCCGGGTCTGGCTGTTCACCGCCAGTACGCGCCCGCCGGTGCTGATACCGGCATAGTCATCATCGCAGATTTCAATGACGTCTCCCGGCACATGGCGAAGCCCTTCTGCACCCACGCTGAAGTCCACGGTCTGCGTTTCCAGCAGCTCCGTTTTAATCAGCCACAGCCCGGCGCGGTGTGCCTGCCCCCGACTGGTACAGCCAAAGGCATCCATCTTCGTGACGTTACGACCGTAACGGGCAATGGCCTGCGTGTCCTCCACAAGCTCTGTTGCCGTCTCCCAGCCGTTGTCCGGGTCAATCCAGTTCACCTCAACGGCATTATGGCGGTCCTTCAGGGCGCTGAAGCTGTAGCGGAACGGCGCGCCATCATCCGGCATCACCACATTACTGCGGTTATAGGTCCACACCTTATCCGATGGCCGGTCCTGCACGAACGTCAGCGTCTGCCCGTTCCATACCGGCATACAGCGCATCGCCGAGCAGAAATCACTGAGCACATCCCACGCCTTGCGCTGTGTGGTCAGGTACGCATTACAGGTGATGCGCGGCTCCGTGCCGCCAGAGCCATCCGGTACCGACTGGCCGCAGTACCGACCGATGGCATACAACGCCCATTTATCAACATCCGCCGCACCAAGACGTTTCCCCATGCCGTAGCGCGGGTGGGTCAGCATGTCCCACAGACACCAGGCCATGTTGTCGCTGTACGCTGGCCTGAACGTTCCGTCCCAGATACCGCTGTATTGCCGTGTTTGCGGGTTATAGTTCGACGGCACCTGCAGAATGCGCCCGCGAAGATGATAATTACGACTCACCTGCTGGCTGCCGAACTGCTCCGAGTCCACCTGCACGCCGACCAGTGCCGTGTTCGGGTAGCACTGTTTCACATCGATGATTTCGGTGTATGACGACCAGAGCGTTTTGTTCTGCAGCTGGTCTGTGGTGCTGTCCGGTGTCATCCTGCGCATCCGGATACTGAACGGGCGCGGCGGCAGGTTACCCACCACCACCGAGGCCAGATACTGCGAGGTGGTTTTGCCCTTAATGGTGATGTCTTTTTCCGTCACCCAGCCACCGTTACGTTGTATCTGAACCAGCAGGCGGACTTCCGACGGATTCCTGTCACCCTTTGAGGTGGTTTCCACCAGTGCCTGCACGCCGAAAGTAAAACGCAGTCGGTCGATGTTTGCCGACGTGATGGTGCGGGTGATCGGCGTGTCGTATTTCACTTCCGTACCCAGTACCGTCTCGGAACCTGATGATTCAAAACCCTCCGGCGGTGTCTGCTCCTGCTCACCTGCCCGGAATACCACCGTGACACCGGCGATGTTGGTATTCCCTTCACTGTCCAGCACCGGCGTACTGTTCAGCAGCACACTTTTTAATCCGTCCACCGGACCTTCAATCGGCCCTTCACTGATGGCGTCTATCACGCTCAGCAGCTGGGATGATTTCAGGTTGTCCTTCGCTTCGCGCGGGGTATGCCCCTTACTGCTGCCTTTACCCATTCCTCTCGCTCCAGAAACGACAAAACCGCCCTGAGGCGGTTTCACATAAAACATTTTGCATCAGCGACCAATCACCACAACCTGACCACCATCCCCTTCGTCTGCCGTGCTGATCTCCTGAGAAACCACGCGTGACCCCACGCGCATTTCACCGTACAGAACCGGCAGAACATTGCCCTGGGCAACCATATTGTCCAGTGACGAGAAATACGTGTTCTGCTTACCGTTATCCGTTGTCTGTGTACGGGGAGTTCTGGGTTTAGGGGCCAGCATCTGAGCCACACCACCCAGGATCATACTGGCCCCTGCCGCATACATGCCCGATAAAGCCGCGGCACCCAGCCAGCCTGCAGGGTTCCACCATGCCACCGCAATCAGCGCCGCCCCCAGCACCGCCTGAAATACACCGCCACTTTTGGCTCCCGCCAGACGCGGCACAATGTGGATCACGGCACCATTTGCCAGCGGTTCATTAAGACGGGCTGATAATTCAGTTTCACCTGCATCACGCCCGGCAATGCGTACCTGATACCAGCCGTCGCTCAGTTTCTGACGAAACGCCGGGAGCTGTGTGGCCAGCGCCCGGATGGCTTCAGCCCCCGTTTTCACACGAAGGTCGATGCGGCGGCCAAATCGTTGTAAATCCCCGTAAAGGCAGATGCGTGCCATGCCCGGTGACGCCAGAGGGAGTGTGTGCGTCGCTGCCATTTGTCGGTATACCTCTCTCGTTTGCTCAGTTGTTCAGGAATATGGTGCAGCAGCTCGCCGTCACCACAGTAAATGGCGGCATGATTCGGCACCGATGAACCAAAACAGCACAGCAGCACATCACCCGGCTGCGCCTCTGTCAGTGCGACACGGTAAAAACCAGTCGCCTCCATATTGTCAAGATAGAGATTCTGACCGTTACGCCACCAGTCATCCCCGCGGTGAAAATCCGGCATCTCAATTCCCGCCAGATGGTAAGCGTCCCGGAACAGCGTGTAACAGTCCGTCACCCCGTGTTCAAAGCGCCGCCCGGTGAGATGCGGCACACAGCGGAACTTGTGAATCGCCCCCCGGCAGACCAGCCACCACGGCAAATCACTCTGCACCTGCAACCGCCTGTCGGCCTCACTCAGCCAGGGCAGACCACCGGGGTGGCTGTGGACCAGCGCCACAATCTCACCCTGCATCTCTGCCCGCAGCCAGTCCTCCGGCGACAGCCTGAAATAATCCTCCGGCTCACCGGAGATATTCACGCAGGGAAAATATCTTTCTCCCTCCGGCGTTCTCACCACGAAGCCGCACGACTCCGCTGGCGCACATCGCCGGGCGTGCGCCAGAATCGCTGAATCTGTCTGTGTCATGGATTTACTGCGAAAGTTTGTTAATGGAAAGGAAGCCGCCAAAGTTGCCGACGTTATTGCGAAACTTACAGCCGCTCAGGCATTTGCTGCATTTATCCTTCGTGATATCGGACGTTGGCTGGTCATATTCATCCGCGACCGCCGGACCGTGATAACCGCACTCATCGCCGCGATAGGTCCAGGTGCAGGTGTTGGCCAGCATGATACGTCCCGGAAAAACAGCGCCGTCCGTTTCCGTCGGCGTGGACAGTACAAAAGAGGCACTGACCGCGCTCAGTTCGCTGCACTGCTCAATGCGCCAGCGGCTGATCACCTCCTGCTCCGGGTCTGCATCGATGTTTCCGTTGACGAAGTTCACCGCATCCAGAAAACGGGCGTAAACCTTACGCCGGACCACCGTTCCGCCGACCAGACTCTGCATATCTTCCACCATGCCGGTGACCATACCGTACAGGTTAGAAACCGTCAGCGTGGGGCGCGTACTGGTGCCTTTGCCATTCAGCTCAAAACCACTCCCCTGAATGGGATACGGCTGATACTGTCGCCCCTGCCAGGTGACCGGCTCACCTTTTTCGTTCTGCTCATTGCAGAAAAAATAACGTTCTCCACCGACCTCTGTCAGGTCGATTTCCCAGAGCACCACGCTGGCCGACTGCTCCGCACGGGTGCATTCATTCAGTGTTTCCTGCCGGATATCCTGCATCAGTTCACCACCTGTTCAAACTCTGCGCTGAACTCAACACGCAGCATACTGACCCGCGACGACCATTTTGCGCAGGTCACCTTTATCTGCCGCCACTCATAAGGCGGCGTCCACAGAAAGGCTTTCCAGCCCCCGTGCTCAGCCAGAAACGACTCCAGCGCCGTGGCCTCCCAACGGGGAACAGAAAACGTCACGCTGTACGTTTTCAGGTTGGAATTCAGCCCGGCAGGCGCTCGCTGGGAATAGCCATCACCAAAGCGCACCTTTCTTACGGAAGGGGCCGAAGCCACATCCATACCGGGTTTCACTTTCCAGCGGAAGGTTTTCATCGTCCACCTCCGGAGAACAGGCCACCATCACGCATCTGTGTCTGAATTTCATCACGGGCACCCTTGCGGGCCATGTCATACACCGCCTTCAGAGCAGCCGGACCTATCTGCCCGTTCGTGCCGTCGTTGTTAATCACCACATGGTTATTCTGCTCAAACATCGCCATACCTGAACCACCAATATTTGCCACAACCCCCAGCTTACCGTCAGCACCACGGCGCAGTGGCAGAATGGCTTCAGGTCCCGCTTCCCCCATCACACCCGCGCCTTTTGCAAAAGCAAAAAACGTCGGTCGGTTAACCACCGTGCCGCTGTAGCGACTCAAATCAGCCGACTGATAAACGCCACCATCAGCATTGGGCGTCACACTGGCAGCGGCTGCACTCCCCCAGCCAAACGCCGAACCAATCCCCTTCACCGCCTGCATCATGGCCATCTGCGCCATAATTTTTGCCAGATCGGAAAGGAGTGAGGCGGTAAAAGATTTGAAGTTCAGTTTTCCGGTGGTACAGAAGGTCGCCAGTGCATTACCAGCACTGTTAAATGCCGCTGTAAGCATCTGCTCAGCAGTGCCTGCCGCATTATCCGCATCTGCCGTGAAATTCTGAAACGCCCGCATGGCACCGTTTTTCCAGTTACCCTGAGCAATTTCAAGCTGTTGCCAGTAACGGCGATTCTCATTCAGTTGTCGGTTCAGGCTCTCCGTCAGCGCCTGCTCGGCCTTTCTGTAGTCATCCGTGTTATATGTCCCTTTCTGCTCACTATCCCGCCTCAACTGCTCCAGCTGTTGCTGGTATTTCTGGCGAAGACTCAGTTGTACCTGATATCGCTGCCGCTGCTGATCACCCATACCCACCGTGGCGATATCCAGGTCATGTTGCTGACGCTGAGCGCGCTCTTCTTCAGCCAGTTGACTGGTCAGCTGAATTGTTTTTTTCTTCAGATCGTTGAGTGCCGTCTGTTTCTGAAGCTCCTGCTGTTTTACATCCAGCAGCGTCAGTGCCTGAATCAGTTCATCTTTACGGGCCAGCACACTCTTTTCATCTGCCGTCAGTTTTTTCCCGTCCAGATCGCTGATGCGCTGCTGCAGAGCCAGAAGCTGTTTATGCGCTTCTGTCATCCTGTCAGTGGCAATGCCTGCTGACTGTCTTACAGCAGCAATCTGTCCTTCCACCTGTGCCTGTTGCTGGCTGTACTGCAGCAATAACCGGGTGGCCTCATCATTACGGGTTTCGCGTGTTTTTTTCTTACCGGATGCCAGGGCTTTCTCGTAACGTTCATTTTCACGTTGTATCGCCGCATCCCTGACAGCCTGATCGGCGTACTGCATGGCATTAATACGCGCAATTTCACGCTGATGTCGTGCAGCTTCCGTTTCATTCATCCGGTTCAGTGCAGCATTTTCAGCATTACGGCGTTTCTGTTGCTCCTGATAATTCCGCTCTGCCTGCTCTTTTGCATCCAGCAAATCCTTCTGGCGTTTTTTCTCCTGAAGATCGTTAAGACGCTGCTGATCGTATTCAACCTGAGAAGATGATGCCGTCCAGGGGAGTCTTTTCGCCCGCGACACTTTCTCCTGCAAAGTGGCAATCTGCGCATCCAGCGAGTCTTCACGACCAATATTCATGGCCGCATCCCAGAACTGCTTCCACCAGTCAGACAAGGTTTGCAGCGTACTACCCAGCGCATTGAGGTTATTATCAATATCCGCAGTACGCCGACCGGTTTCCTCTGCCAGTGCAGACATGGCTATCCGTGCCGCATCACTGGACCGCCCCTGCTCTCCAAGGACGCGTATCTGCTCAAGCTGAGTGGCAGTAAGAAAATGCAGCTCATTGTCCAGAGACTTCGCGGCATTTACAGGATCATCCTTCAGCCGCTTAAACTGATTTATGGTATCGCTGACCGACTGGCCAACCGATCGCTCCATCTGTGCGGCAGCTCTCGCCACCATACCGATATCGTTTCCACGAAATGCACCACTCCCCACCACCTGAGCAAGCGCACCGGCTGCAGCATGTTGCGTGATACCATTCCCGGAAATAGCACGACTGAGCGTCCACAGCTGCCCGGCAGTGACTCCGGCATAATGCCCCGTCAGCGACAGCTGGCGGTTAAATTCTTCCCCCTCCTTCTGACCGTCATACCAGGCTTTACCCAGACCATAGACAGCCGCGGCAATACCGCCAATAACCGCTCCTGGCATCATGCCTTTCGGTGACATCAGTGTGTCTATCCATCCGGCACGGTTAGCCAGCGTTATCCCGGATCCCCTCAGCGCCCCTAAATTGCCGCGGGCCAGTTCACCTATCAGAACGCCTATCTCCTGGCGGGCTGCTGCACTTTTCAGACCCAGCGAATGCGTGGCTTTTCCTGCCTGCTCCATTTTGCGGATATACACTTCTGCAGCACTGCTTACCCCCAGCTGGGCTGCCTTAGCACGAAGCAACTCAGAAGATGAAAGATTCTGGCGGGTTGCCTGCTCTTTAAGCTGACGGATAAACGCCACTTTCTGTCGGGTAGCCTCTTCCTCAGCCTGTGTAAGAACACGGGTTTTCGCAGTAACCTCAGAAATCAGCGCCAGATAATCCTGCTGGCCAATCCCGCCACTGTTTCTGGCCTGTCGGATCTGCTGCTGAATACGCTGTAATTCCTGTAGCCCCGCACTGGCCTGTTTCACACTGTCAATCTGACGATAAAACGCAGCAGCCGCTTTATCCTGAGCCTCCGCCAGAGCCATGGCCTGCGCCTGTTCCTCGCGCATTTTCTGGCTCAGTGCCTCCATGCGCTGGCGGGTTTTCTCCACCTCGCGGGCCATGCGTTCATGAGCCTGTGCGTTCTTCTCCACCGTCTGCGCATGGACGGATGCGGCTGTTGCAGCCGAAGAAGCCGCCTGCGTTGTCTGCCTGGCGGCCTGAGTCTGACGCTCCATAAAACGCTGCATACGGGCAGAAGACCGTTCTGCATCGCTGGCTGCACCATTCAGAAGGTTTTTGATACGGGGAATTTCATTTTTAAACTCTGCCGCATCAATCCCCAAATCAATGACCAGGTTGGCTATCTGGTCCATAACGCACACCTCCGGAAATACCTTCCCCAAGATGCATCAGTTCTTCGTCCGTTCGCTCCGGTATCCCGTTCTCTTCCGGTAAAAGGCTGAAATCAGCCACCGCAGCATCACTGCTGCCGGACACCATTCTCACGATCAATGCCTTCAGCGAGGCAAACTGCGCATCCATCCACACATCACTGAAGCTCTGCATCCGGAAATAATCGCCCCACTCACCAAGCTCAGTGGCCGACATTTCCGACAGCATCCGCCGCCAGTCTGCCCGCCGGAACTCCCGGGCAAGCCGCATGACAAACTGCATTTCCCGCGTCAGGACTTTTCCGGCGTCAGCACCTCATGCTCCAGATCCCCGGCATTCTCAATGGCTCCCATACCGCTCAGCGACAGAACCATCTCCGCCCCCGCTCCCAGGGCATCATACGACCATGTTGTAATAACGGATGCGCAAAGCGTCTCAACATCCTGAGACTGTTCCGCATTCCACAGTGAGCGGGAAACCAGCCAGGCATTGATATCCATCCCCATCCGCAGAAAAGCAATCTGTCGTTCAGCCTCCGGCAGTTCTCCCTCTTCGGCATCAAACTTTGCCGTTCGCTGCTGAACAAACGCCAGATATTCAATTCTCTGCAGCCCGGACAGCTCACTGAGCACCACGGACTGCTTTTCATAATTAAACGTGCCCTGTTTCAGAAACATCATGTTCTCCACCTGCAAAAAAGCCCCGGATAACCGGGGCAAATGATGAGTATCGTCCTGTTAACCTGCGGCGCTGACAGCCACCGTAGCCACTGCCACAAAATCGCCGTCAGAAGTCATGCCCACAATGCTGACACTGCCCTGCTTCACGCCTTTCACCGTGGCCACAAGCCCGTTCAAGGTCACAGTGGCAGTCTGTGGATCTGTCGAATGCACACTGATCGCTTTGTCACTGGCTCCGTCAGGTTTTACTGTAAAGGTCAGCGTGGTGGTTGCTCCCACTTTTACACTGGCAGATGCCGGTGCCACCGTCAGCCCGGTAACGCTCACGGTTTCAGTGCCTTCCTCTGCCAGATACGGACGCCCCACACCGCTGATTTTCACAGTGCGGGTCATCACGTCTTTTGAGGCAATGGTTTTACCCAGTGAACTCAGCCAGCCGCGGAAAACATCAACAGTGCCGTTGGGATATTTGATACGAAACGCGCAGACTTCACCGGAGTCGAACAACTGAACCAGTTTTTTCTGCCCGCTGTCACCCGGACGCCAGGCCAGCGTCGCCGAAGTATCACCAACGGATTTCTGCCCCTGGGTTGTCGTTTTCCAGTCTGCATCTTCATCATCGAGATAAGTGTCATCTTCTGCATCAGCGGTCATTTCGCCAGGTTGCAGATCCTTCACCATCGCAAGACGCAGCCAGTCAGTGTCCGACAAAGGGTTCGCAAACGCATCGCCGTTGCCGGTATACATCCAGAACGTCGTCCCCGCACCTTTCGTCTTTGCCAGTGGATTTGGTGTGGTCATTACCACCTCCTTAATTCGTGTACGTGATCTGGTACGTGATTTCCGCCATCGCCCAGGTGGCCATCTCATTATCACGTTGATAGTTAAAACCGAGTGGGATCAGGGTGTCGATGAGTCCGGAAAGTGCCGGTACATCATTCAGGGCCGGGAAAATGGTGCTCTCCATCCACATATCCAGCTCTGAATCCGGTGCCTGTGCCCGGATGAAGACAGCAATATGCAGAACAGCCTGCCAGTCATCTTCATCCGTCATTTTTCCGGTGTACTGAGCATCACTCAGCCACACCGCCACGGCAGGCAGTTCCTGCGCATCAACAAATGCCGGAAGCCCGTCAAAAAACGTGGCGCTGTCTCCACACTGTTCCCGAAGGCGTGCCAGTACGACCTGGCGGATTTGTGTATGTCGGTTCATCGGGTCAGCCATAACCTCAGTTGTTGTTTCAGTGCATATCCCAGCTGTTTCGGCATTTCCGCAGCAATGATGCGGTCGCGGGCATCTTCAAATGCCTGTGTCAGCGGTCCGGACAGCGGGATTTTCACCACATCAATGGGGTAACGATTTTTGCCATCAATACGCCGCATCACATGCCAGCGACCATTCGCCAGTTGCTGAATAAACGCATCCCGGAAAAGATATTTACCCACCTTCAGCACACTGCCACGGTACTGCAGTTTTCCACCACGCCGGGCCAGTCTGACCCTGGCTGTCCCCAGCTTAATGGCGGGCAGATTGCCCCGGTTAACGCGGATCCTGGCCGTCATTTTTCCTGACGGACTGGCTTTAAACACCCGGACACGCTGACGTACCAGTTTCAGGGGGATCCCTTTCACCTGGTTATCTCCCGCAACGGTATTCCCGGCAACCTGCCGGGTGGCAACCGAGACCGCTTTCTGTGCCACACGGTTTATCGCCCATGCGCTGGCCTGTGGCACCATACGGGTATCAAGGCTGTTCAGATTGCGGATAGCATTCTCAAGCCCCTTCATCCCACACCTCTTTACTCAATAAAGATCATTGGCTTACCGTTAAAGCGTTCATGCCGTGTGACCGTCCATTGTTGTCCGTCATAAACAACGCGATCCCCGCGCCGTGGGCGATATCCCGAAGAAAACACCACCAGAGATACCGCAGGTCCGGACAGAGCATTCAGCTCTGCCAGTGTTTCTCCCGGGATCACAGTCATATCGACATCATTAATCGAGGCTGTCTTTCCCATCTTTCTGACCGTGATAGCATCCATACGCGCTGCCAGCCGGGAAAAGGGATCAGACATTGAGTTTTACCGGCACTTCTTCTGCACTGGTTCCGGCATCTGCCCAGACAACCCCGACCAGCGGATCAGAGCCGCTGTTAGTCAGCTGAACTTTTCCTGACTTCAGATAAACCTTCTTACCCGTTTTCATATCATCCGTTTTCAGCTTAGGCAGCATAAACACACCTTCGGTCATGCCGTCGCCTGTTTCACCCTGTGGAATATCGGTCAGCGCCACCGCAAAAACATCGCCCACCTGCACCAGATCTCCGCTGCTGATGGCTGCACTGGCAACAATCGCCACCGTTTTTCCTTCTTCTACAAAATTCTTTGCCATAACTGTCTCCGCACAGCCCCGTTCAGGGGCTGATTTCAGGTACAAAAAAAGCCCTTACGGGCCATCAGAGTTGTTGTCTGCGACGTTTACGCCGTACATTTCACCAGACCGCGGTGATCAACTGGCGCGACACCGGCGTCAATACGCACTTTCGTTGTCACGCCATCCACACTGAAGCCCTCCATCTGATCAATATATGGCGTATCCACACCGTTGAGATAAGCCACTTCAATCGTATCGGAGCCTTTTGACGCAGCCAGGTAGAAGGTGGTCTGGCTGTTATCATCAAGACGAGGCTCTGCAATAACGGTCGCAAAATCTTTCACCGGGTTAATAATACCGGCGTTAATGTCAGCCCCCTTGACACTTGAGGAGCGAATGACCTGGTTAGCAACAGACTCCATCGCCGTCGGTACCAGTACGAACGCAGGACGAATATTCAGATGACGCTCCCCCTCTTTCTGAACGCGCATCAACTGGCGGGCTTTATCCAGCGATGCCACGTCCATTGCAGCGCTCTCCAGTACGTTTGCATGTTTCGCTTTATCGAACAGACTTACATTATCTGTGGAGATTTTCGGGTTAGACGTCAGAATGGCATAAACCAGATCGGCAATAGTGGATTTCGCCGCACGGCCCAGTTTCATCGGGACATCGGTCAGCATATTCAGATCATCATTGATAATGGCCTGACGGGTGATACTGAACAGCTCGCCATAGGTCGCCAGTGCAATAGTGGCCTGTTTATCTCCGGTGGTGACGTATTTATATTCCGCCCCTTCACGCACCTGACGCAGAGCACTGAAGCCCCCCATACCCACACGATGGGCAATTTTAAAATCAGACAACTGACCTTTCCGCGTCCACTGTTCATAGGTTTCAGGGGCATCTTCCCAGCCCTGCAGAATGGCTTTGTTCGCAACATCCAGCAGAATATTACCGAAGTCAGACGTACTGTGTGTGAACGCCGCACCGACCATCTGCATCGGGTTATAACCGGAAACCCCGATACCCCGTTCAGTCAGTGACATACGGGCATATTCACGCAGGGTCATCCCGTTGTAGACATTATCACGTTCGGTTTTTTCAAATCCGGCACGCGCCATCAGCGCCTGGCGGATCCCGTCCCCCACAAAATTACCGTTACCGGCATAAATATGAGCCGGGGTATTTTTATTGGATGGCGTGGACTCGCGCCCCATCTCGTTCAACAGCTTTTCGCGGGCCCGCTCCAGCGAACATTCAGGATCGGCAAGACACTGAGCCTGCAGCGTCTGATAACGCCCGCCAAACATGGCAAACAGATCATTAATACCGTTTACACGCGCTTTTTGCTCTGCCAGGACCTGCGCACGGATACTGTTTTCATCCACCACGGGGGCTGCTGCCTGCACTGGCGTCCGGGAAGCTGCAGGTTCATCATCCTGTACGCGTGGAGCACTGTTGCGTGGCGGAGTAATCATGTTTCGAATGGATTCCGGCATCTTTTTAAATTCCTCTGTACGTTTTGACTGAATACATGCCATTGCCTTAACGGCTGGCGTTACCTGATCAGCAAATCCATGTGCCAGACATTCGGCACCGGACATCCAGGTCTCATCCGCCAGCATGGCAGCAATTTCATCGGTGGTTTTCCCGGTTTTCTGTGCATAAGCGGGTAACAGAACCGCCTCAACTTTATCGAGCAGGTCGGCATAGGTGCGCATGTCCTCCGCATCACCGCCCGTAAAGCCAAATGGTTTATGAATCATCATGAAAGTGTTTTCCGGCATAATGACCGGGTTTCCCACCATCGCAATGACCGACGCCATTGACGCCGCCACACCGTCGACATAAACGGTAATGGACGCACCATGTGTTTTCAGTGCATTAAAAATGGCGATGCCTTCAAAGACATCGCCACCCGGTGAATTAATATGAAGATTAATGTGGGTGATATCGCCCAGTGCATTCAGATCACTGATAAACTGCTTCGCTGTAACACCCCAGAAACCAATCTCGTCATAAATATAAATATCCGCGTCACTCTGGTGACCAGCCTGCATCCTGAACCAGGAATTATTCTTCGGACTGGTCGTCGGTGTGCTGCGGCTCCTGTCGTTTCGTTGCGGCACTGCTGCCTCCTTTATCACTGGCCGGATCGGTATCAAATACCAGATCCAGCTTGCGGTTTTCATCAATTTCGGCCTTGCGCCGACGTTTGACATCATCCGGATTACGACCACCAGCACGTACCCAGTCTGATTCTGTCGCCGCTCCACCACGAATCTGGATTTTCCAGGCCTCAGCCTCCTTAACAGGGTCAATCCACGGCATCACTGGTCCGGAATACACCGCGGTATACAGTGAAGAACGGTCAAGATCGCGGGGTAGCCTGATAACACCGGATGCCACAGCCTGTTTCAGCCAGGCACGATACATCGGGCGGGTGACGGCACCAATAAACCAGTCCTGCAGGATCAGGTAGCCATCAGTAGACTCAACCAGTTCCTGACGCTGGGCGCTGTAAGTGCCGTTATAGTTGCGTGCCGTACTGGAAAAACTCAGACGACTGCCCGCCGCCACGGCACGCAACTGACCATTACGAAAAGTTTCAAGGTTAGGATTGGGACGATCCGACTTCACCATTCCGATTTCTTCGCCGGGTTTCAGATCGTCGTAAATAATGCCTGGCTGAATGGTAAGCTCGCGTTCATTCTCCTTGCTGTCATTACCATCCGTTTCATAGCTCTGTCCGTCGCCTTTCCGGATGTACATCCCCAGAGCAGCGGCGATCCTTGCTGCAGTCAGCTCAGAATCTTCATACTCTTTCAGGGCGCTGAGGCGGATCAGCACACCGGACAATAAAGACGTCCCGCGCATCTGGTGCAGACGGCGAACAAATTTAAGATGCAGCATTCGCTCTGCATCCACTTCTTTGGTTTCCATCTGCCGTCCGGATACGGGACGGCTTTTATACACCAGATATTTTTCGGGACGCCCCCAGTCATCAACAAACACGCCCTGATTCAGCCTGTTGCTCTCATCACTGGTCATGGGAATAAAGTCCGGCTCGAGCGCCTCCAGCCAGAAATGAACACCGGCAGAAGGCGTCAGGCTGTTTATGCGCCCGGAAACCATCTGGGCAAACACCTCACCATCGCGCAGCCAGGTACGCAGCATCAGACGTTCCAGCATCGGACGGGTAAACTGCCCGGTGACTTCCGGGCTGACAGACCATTCACTCCATCGGGTGCGAATCTCCGCAGCCAGGTCACGGGCAATGGCCCCATTGCGTAATACCGGATGTGGCTCGACAATAATCCCGTTTTTCCCCACCACCCGTTCTTCCAGCTTGTCAAATACACCAATGACCAGATCGTGGTTGTTATCAAGGTAACGGGCCTGCTCACGTAACGACACGGCCCCGTACTGGCTTAACTGGTCGGCAGTTCGGTTTTCCCGCCGGGCTTTGTGTGTCCGCGTCGTTTTTACGGCCTCATAAGCCTGGATCACCGCACGGGAACGCAGCCTTGCCGCTTTCCATCCAGGTGAAAAAACGCCAATCACATCATCAAGAATTGCCATCAGAACCTCGCCAGCCGGTACCCGGGATGCCCCCGTCGTCGTGTAATCAGAGCCGCAAGGCGGCGCTCCCACTCCTGCCGTCCCTGCCGGATCTCAGATAAGTTTTCCATGGTCATCTGCTGACCATTAAAGGTGACGGATTTTCCGTCCAGCACCGCCATTTCAGCTTCCGTATAACGCTGAATCATGGCTTCGATATCATTCTGGTTCATAACCATCCTCCGGAAGTCAGCCAGGGGTTAACATCGTCAGTTACTGTTTTCTTCCGTTTTTGTTTTTTAACAGGCGTGGATACCGGTTCCGGTGTGGGTGACGGTTCGGTACTGTCCGGGACACACTCCAGCCAGGTTTCCCGGCTCGCCCACTCCGGTGCATCCGGCCAGCGGATCTTTTCGTATCCATGCAGAATGACCAGAGCCTCGGCATACACCATCAGGTCAAAAGCTTCGTTGGCACCGCGACCCGGCTTACTCCATTTCCCGTCACTGCTCCGCTCTTCATACGTCAGTTCGTCGTAAAACCAGCTCCCCAGCCAGTCAGGGAAATGCACATAGCCGGGACCTGGCGAGTCACGCCATAACGCGTTATTCACCCGGTCTTTCAGGGCATCCGTCTGAAGAAGCCAGAGCGGCACATCACCTGCGGCCTGCGCCCGTCGGCCCGTTCGTCCGGTGTTATCAGGGAATGTACGGGTGATCAGTTTTGCGCGCCGGATGCTGTCGCCCTTAAACAGGTAAATACGTTTACCAAGGCCATCACGACGGCAACGACGCCAGAATTTATAGGCATTATCAGTGACCCCGTCTTCACCGCCGGAGTCCACCGCCATTGCCATCAGTCGCATTTGTTGAGAAGGATCGGAGGCCAGCGGCCAGCTTTTATGAAAAACATCCGTCAGCAGGACATCCCAGTCTTCCGGATAGCTGGCCGGATCAATTCGCTGGCTCCCCCCGTCGCTGTCACCGCGCAATGACTGCGTGATGTTGTAACGATCAATAATCCAGCGTTCGCCACGGCTGCCATAGCCCGTTACCTGAACCACAAAACGGCGATGACGTCCCGCCTGCACATCCACTGTCGCCACAAGGAAATTAACGCCATCCGGCACACTGCGGGAAGGAACTGGCTCTGCCCGCTGCTCAAGCAGTTCACTTTTTCGTTGCTCCATGCTGGCGCGGGGAAGATAAGGTAATCCCCAGTCGGTATTGATAACCGCCCTGAGTGTTTCTTCACTTCCGGTTGTCTCGTATTCCTGTTCTGCAGTAAGCAGTTTGTAAACGAGTTGCGAGAGTGTCTGGTAAGCAGCTGCCGGACCCTCCATCCAGAATGACGCAATACGTGAGCGTCGGGGATCACCATAACGACTGCCATCCGCATTGATGGATTCACCATCCCGCAACCAGACCCCACGTCCGTTCAGCTCACGTTTTTGTTCAGGCATAATCCGTCCTGAACAGGAAGGACACTGAATATAAGCCGCCTCACTTGCCAGCACGGGATCGGCAATATCACGGAAACCAGCAACCACATCGCCGCAGGGCTGAAAAAACTCACCACAGTGTGGACAGGGCCAGTACCAGCGACGGCGATCGCCACGGTTATAGAGCGACAGTATCCCCGTGGTTGGTGGAGCCTCATGCGGTGAAGTCCGTCGCCATTTCACATCCTTCACATCCCTGCCGGGGGAACTCTCCACCAGCGTCATACCGCTGGACATAAATGTGGTGGTACGTTTTGAGGCAAGAGAGAAAGCATCCCCCTCGCCATCAATATCTTCCGGAAAACGGTCATAATCCGTCAGCGCCACGCATTTATAATCTGATGAGGACATGATATTGACTGACGGCCAGCCGATTTTCAGGTAGTTGCCAGCAAGGAATGTTCTGTCATAAACGTTGTTGCCATTTTTGTTCGGACTCAGGCGACTGACCACTTCCGGGCTGACGCGAAACGTTCTGGCGAGTCGTTTTTTGGAGTGTTCGCGGGCTTTTTCCTCCGTCATCTGAATGATCAGCATATCCGCAGGATCGCAAATCACGTTGTAAATCACCCAGCCGTCAATCAGGCCGATAGTCTTGCCGGTTCGTGCCGGGCCAACAAATATCACTGCGTCGTATTCACGCGAGGCCAGGCAGTTCATCGGCTCAATAACATACGGTGCCACCAGCGGATCCCACGGGACTGAGTTCCCTGCCCCCATGGGCACCCGCATATACTGAGCAACGGCATCAGCAACCCGCATTCGTCTCGGTGCGCGAAGGATATAACCTGAATCGGTTCGTGCTGCCTTTGCGGTTTCCTGATTCAGCATTACTCCTCCTGCTGTAATTCCTCCTCATCATCCGCACCTGCTTCGGTCACCCGCAGGGCTATCTGATCGCGCAGATCATCAATAATGGACTGAACACGGCTCACAGCGGCAGGCTGCAGACCACAGTCACGTTCCAGAATATCCGGTAATGTCTCCAGCACCTGCACGACCGCTTTTGCCCAGATGGCAAACTCCCGTCTGACATCACTGGCCGGAATGAGTTGTGCCGTTTCCTGTTCGAACTTAAGACGCTCACGTTCAGACTGATACCAGGCTTTGCGCTCATGCGCGTCCATTTCGCCTTCTGCAACCGGCGGTGGTAATGCCAGAAATGCCGACACAATATCAACCACCCGATAAAGCTTGAGGTTGCTTTCATGCCCCCCTGCAACGGGTAGATTTTGCAGCCTTGCCGCAGCAGTCTGGCGATGTACACCTGACAGTGCCGCCAGTTGACTGATATTCAGCGTCAGATTTTTTAACTCTCGATCCATACCCGCTCCGGAATGTTTTAAACATGCATCTTGCGAACAACTTTAGGCAAACGGTGTTAGTGGTGAACAAAAAATAATCAAAATCGACACCATAAAAATAAAACCACTGTAATATCAATCCATTACAGTAGTGGTGATGACGAATGAAATTTCAAAAACTAGCCTTTTTCCGCGACGCTCCCGCCCCGTGGCAGGCCACCCCACCGGGAGGACCCGTCAGCCTGACAGCCATGACGAACGTCTGATACAGCGCCCTGCATGAATGGCATCGGGATAATCCAGAAAGGAATAGCATCGTGCCCACAAGAATCTGTGTGAGTGTCCTGTTTCTTCCCCCCCGCACACTCACGCAGAAGGGGTTCCCCGTCGAGTTACGGTCATAGTTTATGCAGGAGACAGCGACGATATAGCGCACAGAAATAAATCAAGCATCCATTGAATGCATTGCATCGACAGGAGTAATGGCGTAGGCTGAACCCTTGGCTCTCTTTCGCCGCCGGCAAATCTTCAGCGGATTATCCTTGGCCGGTTTTTATCTGAGGCATTGCTCACGAATGTATAGCTGTGCCCCTTCCAGTTGCTTCTGCATCGTCATCAATCGGTCTCTGAGGGTGAAATAATCCCGTTCAGCGGTGTCTGCCAGTCGGGGGCTGGTTGCATCATCCACGCCGGAGGAGGCGGTGGCTTCACGCACGGCTGGACAGACTGCTCTGATGCGCAACCGACGACGACCAGCGGCAATATCATCACGCAGAGCATCATTTTCAGCTTTCGCATCAGCTAATTCCTTTGAATATTTTGCATCGAGTGCAGCAACGTCACGCTGGCGCACCTGCATATCAGTAATGATCGCCTCTGCCAGTTTCAGCTCTCTGGCATTGTCATCGCGTTGTGTTTTGTAGGTAATGGCGTTATCGCGGTAATGATCTGTTGCCAGCCACAGAGCACTACAGACCATCAGCAGGACAATAATCACGCCATACAGAATCCGGTTCATTTCACCACCTGCGTATCTGACCGATGAAATAACCGGAGCCCATAACCACAAACACCAGCCAGATAAGGATGAACTTCCAGGTGGATAATTTTTCAGCCATCACTCGAATCTCCAGAATCAGTTTGCTAAAATCAAACACGTTTTCTCCTTTAGCTTTCCCATGGGCAGAAAACAAAACCCCGCTTGCTGCCAACAAACGGGGTTTTTGCTTTTATTCACTTCCTTTTGCCAGTTTGCAGAATATCGTGTTATCCGCTTGTGTGAGCAAACGGCATTTTTCAGCAAAATATTCTGCTTATCTGTCGATCCCCCAGCACACCAGCGCACTCTCCTGGTCACGACGAATAACCTGACCGTAACAGTTATTTGAACGAATGCGGCAATCACGGCCACCGTCCTTAATCCACCAGCGAATCGCCTCGCATGCGCCTTTACGATCACCGGCATTCAGCCGCTTATAAAACGTCGACGGGAAACACTTACCGGGGCCAATGTTATAGGGACAAAATGACGCAATACCTGCTTTCTGTGGTTCGGTCAGTGGCACTTTAATATTGCGCTCCACCCATGCCAGCGCCTTATCCCGTTCAATGGCATTAACCTGATCGCATTTTTCCTTCGTCAGTTTCATGCCAGGAATAACAGGCTTACCATCCACCATTGTGGCACCACGACAGATGGTCCATATGCCAGAACCATCACGGTATGCCGTTGTGTGGTTACCTTCTTTTTCATCCAGAAACTGGTCAAGTATTTGAGGAGCAGACGCGCCTGCAGCAATCAGCGCCAGAACGGCAGCTGACAGGCCGTATTTGATTTTTACGTTCATGGATATTTATCAGGATTTATCGGCTTCAAATCCCCGGATATGTTAAATCTTACCTCACCAGTGATGGGCACTGGCGGGATGAGGATGTCAATCTGATAAACACAGAGGCGACTATGGATTACACAAATCTACCAAAACAAACTTTTGCTGATTTAATCGCACTCAGGCAAGCAGTCGTAGCTCTAATCAACTTGTTGCCGGAGAAGGAAAAGGAATTAGTTAAAGCGCTTCTTAACAGAACTGCCGCCGATTTTTCATCATATCCACTGACAGATGACCTTGCGGACCTTCCTGAATTAATTGCAGCGTCCGCCAATAAGCTTACTGAAGAGATTTACCCTCCTCAAAAATCTTCACAAAATTCCTGCGAGTAACTTCAATGCAATAATCGTAAAACGCCGCAAACTGCTCATCGCGGCGTTTTTTTTCATCTTCAGAAGGAATCAGCACCGACAATTTTTTATTCAGATCAGCGACGCTGCCCTCCAGTTTTTCAATGGGCGATTCAATATCATCTTTTTCTGACCGCAATGCCGTCGGTGGCGTCTTCAGAGAACCAGTAATTCTTCCCGGTAGCTTTCCTTTGTAGGTTATCCACACATTCTGCGCCTCTAAAATTATGGGGCGCTTTTCCGGCGACAGCTCATCCCCTTCACATAACCCGGCAGCAACATCCAGGAAGACCTGTCTGATGCTCCTTCTGGCTGCTGCCTCATAAAACTCCAGCGCGGCACCTTCAACACGGTCCAGCGAGATGTCCAGGTCAAAAATTTCACCGTCAAAGCGTTTTTTGTCCCGTAACGCTAAAGTTACCGTAACTTTATTCTCAAAATTGCGGATCCCTTTCACAATCAGTTCATAGTTTTGAGTCATTGAATTACTCTCCCCGCGCAGCCTTACGCTTGTCTTCTCTGATTTTGAAGTACAGATTTGTCAGATAAGTCAGGAAGCCCAGAACCAGACTCCCCAGCACACCAATCGCAGCCCACTGTGACGGACTGACCTGATCAAGCCACTGTAAAAACCAGTAGCCAGCACTGCCTGCGGAGGTGCCGTAGGCAATGCCCGTTGAAATTTTGTCCATGGATTTCATAGCCTCACCTCCGCAAATAACGGATGGCGTAGTTTTACACTGAGAGATGAAAGGGATTTGAAAAGAAAAGCCCGCAAAAGCGGGCGAAACGGTATCTACAGTAAGGAAAGCACTCTATCCAACAAACCACCCACAGTTAATCGGAATAAAAGCAGAGTGCTTATGAATGATCGCCTGCCCGAAGATTGGTATTTCTGCACAGCAATTTTGCAAAAAAGACGCTCATTCATAACCCAAACGTCTTTCAGTCACTCCGGGCTTTCCCATCATCGCAGACTGAAAGACTCTAACTGGAGCGGGCAGCGGGAATCGAACCCGCATCATCAGCTTGGAAGGCTGAGGTAATAGCCATTATACGATGCCCGCATATGGTGCCGACTACCGGAATCGAACTGGTGACCTACTGATTACAAGTCAGTTGCTCTACCTACTGAGCTAAGTCGGCGCTGGTTCCTCGGGTGTGAATGAGATGCCCGGATACATAATTTACCCTTCCCTCGGAACCGCAGAGATAATACAAATAAATAACCAGAATTCAATATTTGCTTATTCGTCTGTCGAAAAAGTCAGCAGACTGAAAGACCGGTATTCACAACCACCAGCGCGTTTAACGTCCGGTGCTGTTTTTCGGACATAAAAAACCCGCTTAGTGGCGGGCTGTAAAAATTCTTCTAACGTCAGACATAAAACGCCCATCGTTAGGGCAAACTTACCACAGATTCCGGAAAAATCAACCTTGTTATCTGGTTACCTTTTTTAACTGCCGCTCCGCCCATGCCTCTTCAATGTCAAACCGAACCACCAGTGTGTCATAGAATTGCTTAACAGTTTTTTCCCATGACGCGCGTGTTATCTGATTTGTCACCTTACATATGGCATTAAATGCCTCCGTTGACGGCAATCTTTCATAGCCACGACCACCACAACGCTGGCAGTCTCTGATAACAGGCATACCACGTTTTACCGACTCTTCACGATGAATGGCGACACCACGCCCACGGCAATCCTTACAGGCGGTGGAGACCTCACCCTTTCCCCCGCATTCAGGACAGGCAACTTTTACCACTTCCCGGACTTTTTTCCATTCTTCCCAGTAAGACGGATACACACCCTTTGTACACTTTGCCCATACCGGCGGTTTACCATCCGGATACTGGACCTTGTTTGTAAAAACTACGCTTTCAATAAATTTTTTCCCACCGCAACAAGGGCACTGTTTTTTACTCGCTGCACTGCGGGCATAATCCTCAAAAGCGTACGAAGCCATAATGCGCATCACTGCCGGTTTTATTTCTGCCGGAAGTTTTCTTAACGCCGCCACGCCATCACACCGACTGAGAGCATATTCTGTCAGTAGTTCTGTTGCCCGCTCCCGGTCATTCATACTGATGCCCATTTTCCCCAGGAACGCAGAAAATCCCATCTCAGCACGGTCTTGTGTCATACCCTGCGCAGCCATCACATCAGTGATACTCAGCGTATCTTTTGACGTCGAGACGGATGCATCAGTCAGACCTGGCGATTTTGGGGAGTAGTATTTCGGTAAATCTTCCAGCTTCATTTATTGACCTGCCCGTCATGCATTATTTCGTAAATCTTCACGCCCAGTCGCCCACCAGGAACGAGCTGACCGCGCACAATATTGATTTCATCAAACTGCTCGTCGTCTATAAGTAGTCCGGCATGCGTCAGCGCATCCAGTGGTGCCTTCAGGATATTGTCCAGGTCGCGGCGGCGCTTATCCGGTGGCTCTGCAATAATCCTGATTGCCAACCTACCGGACAGATTTAATTTCAGTCGCTGCTGGCGAACAATAAGCGCCACATCCCGGCGATAACGCTCACCGGCTTTTGATACAAAATATACGCCACCACGACGGCGCCAGTAGGTGTTCACCGACGGCGGGTAAGGCAAAACAAATTCTATGCGCTCAGTCATTCATGCTTTCCACTTCAGGACACCCGAATTTCTCGCGTGCATTAAAAAACGAATCAGCAACAACAGCTGGCTGCCGTGTTTGTCTTCAAAATCTTTTACCCCGGCGTGCAGTTCGTTATGACATTTACGGCACAGCGGAATAACAAACAAATCATCAGCCTTTGTTCCCATCCCTCCCAGTCCATGACCAATGATGTGATGCGGATCATCTGCCTGATTACCGCACGTCATGCATTTCTGCGTTTTTACCCAGCGCGTGTATACAGGCATCTCTTCCCGTTGTGGTTTCTGGCGCTGGAGATACTGAGCCGGTGACTCCGGATCAACGGCAATGCTGACCACCGTCTTTTCCTGTGGCGGGTTTTGCTGGTGGGCGTGAGGCAGCGGCGCAAGATTTTTTGTGCGCTGCTTCAGTATACTGGTGGCGGTCTGCTCTCCCGGTACGATGTCGCTTTCGCGATATACCGAGTGGATTTTTTCCGCACGTAACCCCAGAGAACGACGTAATACTGCCTCCGGTAGCGCGTCCGCTACCTGATTGCAGACCGCCCACCAGGATAATTCAGCCAGCGATAATTCCCGCTCCTGTGTGCCATTCATTGCGTGACGGATGACGTCAATCATCCATGCTGACAAGTTTTGTTGAGCAAGTTGCCCGAGTGACTCTGATGTCTGGTCGCGCAGCTGGTTGTCACAGTGCCAGCACAACACCATCGCGCCGGTACCGTAACGATGTATGACGGTTTCGCTGTGGTGATAGTCACCATGAGGCCACTGGCAGGATTTAACATGACGCAGGAGCCAGTCAGACAATGCGCCAGCGCCGCCAACAGCACGAATCGCCCGCTCATCGCTGAAAAATGGCAGTAATGATTTATCTTCCACGAGCGGCTGGCGAACGGCAGGAACAGCTCCTGACGGCAGACTGCGCATGCTTTTCGGTTCCGGCTCCACCAGCACTCGAGGATTATGAAATACCTGCATGGATTCACGACCAGGCTTAAGGACCACCAGCCCGAGTTCCGGTACCAGAACAGGTCGAAGTAATACCCGCACGTTACCTCCAGATCCGTTGCTGGAAAGTGCGGGACGCACGTGGTGGGCGTTCGGAGTAAGGCAATCTGACTGAGATTATCCAGTGACGGTAGTCGAGGCTAAGGGCTTTCTTAACCTCGTATCCGCGCCTGCGGTAACACTGAATTATCCATTCAGCCTGCTCTTCAGTGCATGGAGGGTGTTGGAACCATTCAGACTTGAATGCGTGAGAATACCGCTCGTGCGTGCAGACAAGAACGGGCGAATTATCAGAATTGTAATATTTTACGTTGCGTGCCATCGGTTTTCTCCGGTGGCACGGTGTTACTCAGCGGGAGTTCAGCCCCGCGCAAGATTGTAGATGAGTTTATTCTTCTGCAAAAGCTGAAAAGCCTGCTTTTATTCCGATCTCTTTCAGTGCCTGTAATGAAGTGACAAACTCACCTTCGCGCAAGATAAATCCGTCCGTGACCCGAGCATCCACAAAATTAATTAACGCAGCCCCATTCTTTCGCAAACACATAATGCGGTAATGACTAACAAGATTTCCATTTTCAACGCACACAGCATAGAGGCCATCTTCACAAAAAATTTTACGCAGTTCTTCGATGTTCATCATCAGAATCCTTCCGGATAATTAGCTCTCCCCTTTAAGGGACCATCCCTCTTATCCCTGCGCGCTACTTAAGTATTTTTGATTCTATTCCGGCACCGTCCAGATCTTCAAACGCGTTGAAAATAAAAACAAAAACCCGCCGAAGCGGGTTAAGTGCGGGTGCGTTGAGGATGCCTGCCACATCAGAGGTGGCGAGGGATTTCTCCCTCGCCGGGTCTCTTACTCCTCAGGTTCGTAAGCTGTGAAGACAGCGACCTCCGTCTGGCCGGTTCGGATTCGTACCTCGCAGAGGTCTTTCCTCGTTACCAGTGCCGTAACAATGACGGTTAAACAGATGACGATCAGGGCGATTAACATCGCCTTTTGCTGCTTCATAGCCTGCTTCTCCTTGCCTTTCGGCACGTAAGAGGCTAATCTTCAGTTGTCGAGACATAAGACTGGCCTCACTTCGATTTATAGTCGGGTGGGGCTTTTCTCTATCTGCCTTTTGGTGTTCATGCCTGAGACAGATAGCCTCAAGCACCCGCAGCAATTCTACTTAACTATCCTTTTCCCGCAAATCGTTTTTATCCCCAGCGACAAATCGAATACACCACCAGCGCCACCGCCATTGCAATTCCCATCGTTGCGAATGCTTCAGGCCAGGTCATCGCAAAACATCCTCCGCACTTATCAGTTCGTTCCGCTTCAGGTAGTCCATCGCCTTCTCCGGTAATTTGCAGTCTGGATTAGCTTTTTTCAGTTGACTGACCAGTCGTTTAACCCACATTGTTAATTCGCTAACCCGACTACTGGATGCTAGTAGGTTGTCGGCTTTACCCAGAATGACAGCACAGCAAGCCTCTTTGAGTACCCAGTCAACAGCGTCTTTCCATGCTCCGGTTTCGACTGGCGGATTTTCACGCTTAACCTGTTCATAGAAACGCACTGCTTTAATCAATCCTTCTGGTGTCAGTGGCACAGGTGTAGCGGTGAATAGAGGTTTAGGTGTTATCTCTGCACGTTTTGCGTATGCTTCAACTGTGTCAGGATTAAACAGGATTATGTTTTCGCCGTATTCCCACGCTATCGGCTCTGCTTCCAGCGATGCCAGAGCAATTTTGAATAACTCACCCTCTACTCGTGCCACCCCTGAATTGGGGTGGCATTTCGCAATCGCTATTTTTAATTTAGCTTCTTCGATTAATTGCTCTTTTGTTAATTCAGTCATTTTTCATTACCGCCCTTTCGGGCGGCCTCCTGATGTTTTGAGGGTGCAGGAATCCCTCCTGTTAAGGATTAAATTTTATTTACAGTGCTGAGATTAATTATTCAGATTTGAATTATGTTTTCTCTTTCACTTCACGCAGTCCTGATTGTTAATTTGGCTCACAGTACCACCTCCTGCAAACTTCCCTTCCAGAAAGCCAGCACGCGCTGCATAGTTTCGCTCTGACGGCACTCTCGGCAAATTATGTTCTGTCTCCTGTTGTAACGGCGTATCTCGCTATCTGGCAATGAATAAACCAGGTCGGGGTCGTTCTTCTTTTTCACTGCCGCTCTCGACATTTTTTTGCAGGCTTTTATCCAGTCCTTACGAGCCTGTTCTGAAGGAAATATTCCATGGCCTGAACCATATAGCGTGCCACTAACTACCAGCTCTTTCGCCAGAACTTCTATCAGGTGTCTCGTTGCTCCGGTTTCATCCTCCAGTTGCTTACGTGTTTTCCTCCCATCTCTGCGCACCAGTTCCACAATACGCGCCTTCAGTTGCTCCCGATATTCAGGTGTAAAAACGTTTCTCATAAGTGCCTCACCTTTCCGACACAACGCGACTGGAGGAATCGACAATCTGTCGGACAATATCCCGGTGTTTATTCAGCTCCCGCAGCGCGGCGCAGACGCGCTCCCACTTCTGGACATGATTTTTCGCCCGGCGCAGTTCGCGGTTTGCCAAATGCAGCGATGGTAAAATCAGGTCATCCGCCCGCGTTTCGGTGAACGATGGCAACGACTGCACAATGTCCGCCACAGTTTCTGTTTTAATTTCTTCCTGTGTTACAGTTTCCTGTGCTGGTAACGCAACACCTGCTGGCTGAGGAAAGGCTTTACCATCAGTTTCCGTTACCAATGCGGCTTTCGGCTCTGCTGGTAAATTATCGTCCGGCATGCAGTAACGAAATTTACCGTTCTGATTTACGCGAATCAGGCGACCTTTGCTGATTGCCTGAGCCAGCGTTGAAGCCACTTTGCGTGATGTGGTACCGAACAACGTAGCCAGTTCATCCGCCGTTTGTGGTCCGCGTTGTTCAATCGTCGCGGTTAAATCGCACTCTGAGATTTTCGCTACTGTTGCTGTGGTGGTTTCTTCCGGCAGTTCTGCCTGCGCTGGCTGTTCCTGCTGAACGTTGTTATCAGCCACACGCCAGGTGTACGCGCTTTTATCAACAAAACCAGCATTTTTCAGTTCCCATAGTTCGTTAAGCACTTCTTCACGACTGATATCAAGTCGCGCCGCAAGTTCTATGGATGTGGCTTTTCCCATTGCTTTCAGTGCGTCAAAAACAGTCTCCATTAAATTTTTTCTCCCGGTAAAAATTACTTCGTGATTCCTGGCTGGACGACATTCTGGCGCCAGCTTTCCCAGTTAAAAGTCACCCAGCGCCCGCCGTTCATGGTCATGCGATCCATAATCCTCTCGCCGAGCAACGTTTTCATGGCCTCATAGTTCAGGTTTGTCAGCATCCCCATACTGCGCATCGATGCTGTCCGGCGATCAACAATCTGATGCAGCACCACCTGCTCGTTTTTCGTCTCACGCTGAATGCCAATTTCATCAAGAACCAGCAGATCCACTTCGCACAGTTCCCGCAAAAATTTTTCGCCTGACTGCCCGTCGTCATAGCTGGCGTGCAGGGCACTCATAACATCAGCCACAGTAACCACTATCACTGTCTGGCCGTCTTTCAGCAGGCGATTCCCGATAGCCGCCGCCAGATGGTTTTTTCCGGTACCAGGTTTTCCGCTGAACGCGAAATTTGTACACCCGGTCATCAGTTCATCGGCGATGGATTTTGCCTGGCTTAACGCGTATCGCTGACCGTCGTTCTGCACCTGGTAATTCGCAAACGAACATTTGCGGTGCAACGGCTGGATGCCTGAGCGATTCAGAATTTTTTCCACCCGCAACTGACGATTCAGGCGGTTGATCTCCTCGCTACGTTTCTGGCCTTCGGCAAGCTGCCACTCGCGCCACTCCGCCACCGTTCTGTATGGAGCGGTTACATGTGGCGGGGTCAGTCTGCGGAGGCGTTCCAGAACACCACCTGTCGCAATATTTTTCACAGTTCGTTACCCCCTGAACCCCGGCGGAATTTCGGTGTCCGGTTCAGAAATGTGATTCACACAACGCTGTACAGGCGAACGCCCCAGACGGATAACCAGCTCATCCCATTTTTCGCGAAGCTTTGACGGGCTCATGACGTTTTTTACCCAGAATGGATCCCGCTGTACCCGACCAAACATTTCGCAAATTTGCCTGTGAGTTCTGCCATCCAGCATCCGCATTGTGCGCACGTCATTGGCCCACACGGTCCAGTTTGGTTCTTTCGGTCGCATGATCTCGCCATCATCGCTGGCAGCCTGCTCGTAAAGACTCACGATTCGTCCCCAGATCCACTGCGCACAAGCTAAATCTTCCTGGCTACCCCACTGGCGTTTTTTCGCACTGAACACAACCGCGTCAGGGTGTCGGGTTAAAAAATCCTGTTCAGCCGTCTGCATGTCCGGTTGCGAAGCTTCCGGACGAGAAGTGTTTTTATTCTCTGTAGTAATCTCTGTTGTATTCTCTGTAAGATCATCGGGCCATTTTGACCCGATGACATTGGGTCGTTTTGAACCAATGGAGCGTGTCATTTTGGCCTCTTCCATCGTGTCATTTTGACCTGATGGAGCGGCGCATTTTGACCTGATGGAATTGCTCACTTTGCCACCATCTAAAAGCTCGCTCTCGTAATTAATCGTGTAAAAATTAGTCATGTCACGCTTTGATTTGTTGAGCTTTTCGCAACGCAAAAGCCCCAGCATTTTCAGACTTGCAAATGCGCGTTTTAACGTTGACTCTGACCAGAACGGGAACTGTTCCAGCCATTGTTCTGTTGTGTTATAAATCCAGCGAACCCCGTTACATTCCATGCCGGAATTAGTATCTCTCAACCAGTAATGCAGCTGCTGCAGTACAATGGCTTCATTCAGGCCAATTTTCATCGCCAGCTGCGTATTAATAACCAGTGGGCGTTCAGCAAAAAGAAGACTCATAATTCCATCCGGCTTTTTGTTGATATTGCTGACGATACGCATGCTTGAAAGCAATAGCTTTTTCTATAAGCTCGTCAGTCTCACGCTCCACAACAGCGGGATCTGCCAAAAGCAGACCGGACTCCACCACATCGCCATATTCTTTGTTTAACCCGGCGATCATGTACGTAATGCTTTTTCCGTCACTAATTTCACGATACAACCTGAAATCATTAATCCGGATAGCCTCCATAATTGCAGGCACTAGCGCCGTGAACTTTTCACGCTTATCCCTGGTGTCGATAGCCTTCCAGCGTTCGAATATCTTCACTCGATTAACGCCAAGCGCTCGCTGATCAACCGCGCCACCTTCATCTGTGACACGCTGAACATCGAGGTTCGGGCGCTCTTTCAGAGCCCAGAATGCTTCAGTGATTAATATCGTCGCCTGCTCCTGTGTCATTCCTGGTCGACATATCCAGGCATCCAGAGCCTCACGAGCCTGTTCAGGAGTGATTTTCATTGTTCAACCGCCCCGCCCGCTTCGTCTTACGATATTCGTCATAAACCTTGGGATCATACAGAAGCTCGCCGCCAGATGCCTCCTGTAGACGCATCGCGCGACCTTCAGGAACCAGCTCTTGCCATTGAGAAACAGCAGATGGGTCAACGCCAGCAGCTTTCGCTACTTTGGCTTTCGTACCGTAAAAATTAATTACGTCTGATTTAAACATCGCACCTCCAATATTGAGTTTTCTCAATGCTAATCACTCAAGGAATCTCAAGTCAAGGGTTATTAAGATATCTAAATATGAACGAGAAAACTTTAGGTCAACGTATTAGAGAAAGACGTAAGCAGGTAGGCTTAAGTCAAAACGGTTTAAGCAAAGCTGCTGGCGTATCTGGCTCATCAATTTCATTATGGGAAAGTGACCATACAGCACCGCGCGGGCAAAATTTGCATCGCCTCGCCGAGGTATTGCAATGTTCACCAACCTGGATACTGTTTGGCGACGAGGACAAAACACCAGCTCCCCCTGTTTCACTCGATAGTGCCTTAGACTTATCGGAAGATGAGTTAGAGATGCTGCGTTTGTATCGCGCACTTCCTAAATCAGAGCAACAAGCACAACTCAGCGAACTCCGCGCCCGCGTTGAGAATTTTAATCGCCTGTTCACCGAGCTATTAGAGGCTCGCAAACGCAACAAGCATCAATAATCATCCCTTCACAAAATTTTAAAGCCTTACATTTCAATGTATTGGCTTTATCCTGCGCCAATACTTGAGTTTTCTCATCAAAAAACCTTGACGAAAAACAATGAGAAAACTAAATTACCTCCATCAACACACCGCACGGTGTTCTCAGCAAACAGTTCCGCTACCCCGGCGTTAAGGGGAAATGAGGTCAGCATGGATACTATCGATCTTGGCAACAGCGAATCTCTGGTATGTGGCGTGTTCCCCAACCAGGACGGTACGTTCACCGCGATGACATATACCAAAAGCAAAACGTTTAAAACCGAATCTGGCGCGCGTTGCTGGTTAGCCAGAAACACTGACTGATGAGGCTGACGATGGAATTTAAAGATTTACCGTCTGATGTACAGAAAACAGCAGCTCATACATTGCATTCTGTGCTGCGAGAAATCGGGAAAGATATTGCAAGCGAGCCAGCAAAAGATCTGGCCCGGAAAATCAAGACCGCTTTCGTTGAGCTTTATAATGTTGGCACTGACTCTGAAACTGTCGAGACCAAGACCGTAAGTTCACCAATATTCTCACTTGAGCCAGGCGTATTAGCAGGTGAAATATGCACCGAGATTTCCAGCGAACTGCTTCCGGTAATACGAGAAGCAATTTGCCGTCGCGGTTTGGATGGAAGTTACGATCATGACGTCCTGCAAGTTCTCAGGACAATGGTGACTTCACTGGGGATTTGATCCCTGCGTCCTCTAACCTTTTGATATAGCGGTCCTCCAAGAAGCGGTAAATTTTGTCGAAATCATCTTTCCCCTCTGATTTATTCAGAGGATTACAGGACCCGTAAGTAGCGGCATACATTTCAACCGTTTTATCAAAAATATAAGAGACAAATTCTTCTTTAGTCATATAGATTTCCTTCTTGGTTATTCGGGATAAGAAGGATACCACCTCGCCTGACGTGGTTAAAAGCAGGCACACAACACGAAAGCGCACGGCGAAGTTCGTCTCACTGTACGGTGTCGTTAAATTTAATTCGACCGTGCGCTTCCGGTTGTGGCAACCCGCGAAATGGCGCGGCGGTAAGTATGGCGGGGTTATTCCTTCCCCGTTGAGGACACCGGGTTGTCAGGTTGACCATACGCTTAAGTGACAACCCCGCTGCAACGCCCTCTGTTATCAATTTTCTGGTGACGTTTGGCGGTATCAGTTTTACTCCGTGACTGCTCTGCCGCCCTTTTTAAAGTGAATTTTGTGATGCGGTGAATGCGGCTAAGCGCACGCGGAACAGTTAAAACCAAAAACAGTGTTATGGGTGGATTCTCTGTATCCGGCGTTAATTGTTAACTGGTTAACGTCACCTGGAGGCACCAGGCACCGCATCACAAAATTCATTGTTGAGGACGCGATAATGGAAACGTTATTACCAAACGTTAATACGTCTGAAGGTTGTTTTGAAATTGGTGTCAGAATCAGTAACTCTGCATTTACTGAAGATGCCATTAACAAGAGAAAACACGAACGGGAGTTATTAAATAAAATATGCATTCTTTCAATGCTGGCACGTTTACGCCCGATGCAAAAAGGATGCTGGCAATGAATACAGCAATTGCTCTCACTCTGATAGTTTTTCTTAATACGGGCGAGCCTGTTGACCTGGTTATTGACATTTACGGTTCAATGAAAGAATGCACGGCTGCCGCAGCGGAACAGAAAACTCCCGGTAACTGTTATCCGGTCGATAAAGTTATTCATATGGACAATAACGAAATCCCGGCAGGACTTAAAACAGCACCGTAATTAATATCCGGTTTCATTTTTATATGCCAGCAATGGCAGGGATTTGTTCACCCTTAAATCTGTAATGAGGTTAAAACAAAATGAGTAAAGTCTTTATTTGCGCCGCCATTCCGGACGAACAGGCAACAGCAGAAGGCGCTAAACCTGTGGCCACTGCCATTGAAGCAGGCGACGAACGCCGGGCAAGAGCCAAATTTAGCTGGTTATTTCTGGAACAATACCCGGAAGCTCAGGACTGTGCTTATAAATTTCTTGTCTGCGAGGATAAACCCGGCATGGCCCGCCCTGCTCTCGATTCCTGGGATTCCGAATATATGCAGGAAAACCGCTGGAATGAGGAGTCGGCTTCCTTTGTTCCGGTCGACCCTGAACCGGATACAGAAACTGTTAACTTTAATCAGTTATCTGAAGACAAGCGGGCTGCTGTCCTTGTCAGATTCGGTACACATGAAAACATCACCGTGGATATGGTCATCAATGCAAGCGGGCTTCTCGGCGATGACGAGATGACGACTTTTGATGGACACCTCACTGAAGCAATTATCAGGACTAAAGAAATTAACGCCATGTATCCTGAGCGTCAGACTGAGTACATCAACGACGCCAGATGTGATTTAAAACCAACAGCCAAATGGCCCGACGTTCAGGCGTATTTTCTCGAACGTAAAAAACGCATGGAAAAGGAGCGCAAAGAAGGTGGAGCATATAATTCCGTCGTCGATCTTGCCCGCGCCAGAGTCAACCGGCAAGGCACTGAAAACTCTGCAGGAAAAACTGGCTCCGTAACTGCTGTCATTCGTCGCGCATACAGGCAGACATGGAAAACACTGGATGAAGAACTGGCCTACGCTCTCTGGCCTGGTGATGTGGATGCCGGAAACATTGACGGCAGCATCCATCGCTGGGCAAAAAATGAAGTTATCGACAACGACCGCGAAGACTGGAAGCGTATCTCGGCATCAATGCGCAAACAGCCTGATGCCCTTCGCTACGACCGCCAGACTATTTTTGGCCTTGTCCGTGAACGTCCGATCGACATTCACAAAGACCCTGTGGCACTGAACAAATACATTACTGAATACCTGACGACAAAAGGCGTGTTTGAAGATGAAGAAACGGATCAGAGTCCTGCTGATGTTCTCCGGTCGTCAGCAACACAAACTGATGCAGTGGAAACAGAAGTATCTGGCACCCAAAAAAATGAAAGCGCACTGGAAGCTGAACCATCTGTAGAGCGTGAAGGACCGTTCTACTTCCTCTTTACCGATAAGGACGGCGAAAAATACGGTCGCGCAAACAAACTGTCTGGTCTGAATAAGGCGCTGGCTGCCGGGGCTACTGAAGTCACCAAAGAAGAATACGTCGCCCGAAAAAATGGCACATACACAGGCTTACCGCAAAATACCAATGCCGCACAAAACTCTGAACAACCAGAGCCGGTAAAAGTTAACACGGTCGAAACAAATAAAAAAATGGAGACAGAAAATCTGCCTGATGCCGACAAAGTGCTTACTGCATCACGTGGTGAATTTGTTGAAGGAATTAGCGACCCGAATGATCCGAAGTGGGTTGAGGGGATCCAGACTCGCGATTCTGTGTACCAGAATCAGCAAGAAATGGAACAGAACGACCAGAAAGCGGAACAAAACAGCCCGGATGCGCAACAAAACGGGCCAGAAGTGCAACAGTCAGAGCCAACAGCACAACAGGAGACTGAAAAAAGCTGCAATACTTGCGGCCGGGCTGGCGGTGGAAAATGTCCGGACTGCGGGCCTGTTATGGGTAACACAACATATCAGGAAACATTCGATGAAGAAAATCTGGCTGAAAAAGATTCGGAGAAAATGGAAAGCACTGCGCATTCTCGTAAGGAGAGCGCTGGTGACGCTCAGCATGGCAATAGCAGTGATGAAACTGGCGAGACGGCAAATCCCCTAATTCCGGTGAACGGTCATCATAAATACATATCCACCAGCAACAGAATGTGGACTCATATGATGATCGACCTGGAAACCATGGGAAAAAATCCTGATGCTGCAGTTATCTCAATAGGTGCAATATTTTTCGATCCGCAAACCGGAGATATTGGGCCAGAATTCAGTAAGACCATCGATCTGGATACTGCTGGCGGTGTCATTGACAGGGACACCGTTAAGTGGTGGCTGAAGCAATCGCGCGAAGCGCAGTCTGCCATTCTGGCTGATGAAATCCCGTTAGATGATGCACTGTTGCAATTACGGGAATTTATCGACGAAAACTCTGGTGAGTTTTTTGTTCAGGTCTGGGGCAACGGAACCAGTTTCGACAACGTAATTTTACGCCGTTCATACGAACGACAGGGAATCCCCTGCCCGTGGCACTACTGCAATGATCGCGATGTTCGCACGATCGTTGAACTGGGAGGAGCCATGGACTTCGATGCCAGAACGGCTATTCCATTCGAAGGCGAGCGCCACAATGCACTTGATGACGCCCGTTACCAGGCAAAATACGTTTCAGCTATCTGGCAAAAACTGCTCCCAAGTCAGGCTGATTTTTAATGTTCAACCCCGGTTGTCGTCCACCAGCTATAGTGGCGGCGACCATGATTAGCGAACAACGCTCATGGCAAGACTTATTCTGCTCACTGAGTGGGCAAAAGAGGAATTCAGTGAACCGGTCCCTACTCCGGGTACATTAAGTAAATACGCTAAAGCCGGAATGATATTTCCCCTCCCCAAAAAAGTTGGAAGACACTGGCGAGTGGATCCACGGGCTCGTTTTGTCGGAATGGTAAGCAAGCCTGAGGTGATCGCCACAGATCACCCGGCTTTAAAGAGGATACTGGAAGATGGCTCGCCCTCGAAAATATAAAACCGATGTTCCGGGGTTATCTCCGTATTTTGACAAAAGAAATAACAAAGTTTACTGGCGGTACAGGCATCCCATCACAGGCAAAAATCACGGACTCGGCAGTATTGACCAGAAACTGGCGGAAACCATTGCAGCAGAAGCAAACAGCCGCCTTGCCAGACAACAAATGGAACAAATGTTCAGTCTGCAGGAAAAAATTATTAGTGATACCGGCGGTTCATCAACCGTTTCAATTTTTCTGAATAGTTACAGAAAAATTCAACAGGAAAGATATGAAAACGGAGAGATCAAACTCAACACGCTAAAACAGAAAGCGGCCCCTCTCAGAGTGTTTGATGAACGTTTTGGAGCCAGGCAATTAGATGCCATAACCGTAAAAGATATTGTATCGGTGTTGGAAGAATACAAAGCAAGAGGACATAACAGAATGGGACAAATTTTCAGGAAAGTACTGATCGATGTTTTCCGGGAAGCTCAACAAACAGGCGATGTCCCGCCAGGGTTTAATCCGGCAGAATCGGCAAAAAAACCACAGGTACGGGTATCAAGGCAACGACTGACCTTTGATGAGTGGATGATGATTTATAACGCAGCGGAAAAAGAGGGTTACTTTTTACAGCGTGGCATGTTGCTTGCGCTGATGACAGGGCAGCGTCTTTCGGATATTAGCAAAATGCAGTTTTCGGATATCCGGGATGGCTATCTTCATGTTGAACAGCAAAAAACGGGAGCCCGAATTGCTATCCCTCTGGCTCTGCGTTGCGATAAATTAAATCTTACCCTGGATGATGTGGTGTCATCCTGTCGCGATTGCGTTCTTAGTCCGTGGTTATTGCACCACCATCACGCGAAAGGGACAGCTAAGCGCGGCGGAATGGTTAAACCAGCAACGTTAACTGTTGCATTTAAAAAAGCCCGGGATTCTGTAGATTACAACTGGTGTGCCAATGGTACCCCACCCTCTTTCCATGAGCAGAGATCTTTATCAGAACGATTGTTCAGAGAACAGGGAATTGACACCAAAACTTTGCTGGGCCATTCGAATCAAAAAATGACCGATATTTACAACGACGCACGCGGTAAGGAGTGGAAAAAACTGGTCGTTTGA